TCAACCCCATCACAATCAAAAACCGATTTCTCTTGTAAAGAATACACTCCCATATTAATGGACCAACGAGCCACTCCTACCGCAATACACTCGGCATTGTGACCTTCCTCAATACCGACACACGTATCATCAACTTTTAAGATCTGTTTCGGATCGGTAAGACCCATACGTCTCATATTTTCTTGAATCATCTGAGGATCGGGTCTCCCCACAAAATCCAAGCACGTTGACGATACAGCTGAATCGGGTGAAATACCGTGTGTTTCCAATAAATCTAAACATAAATCCATCTGTTCCCGATTAAATCCGGTGGTAATGCCTATCTTGATGTCTCTGTCATGGAGAATCTTTAGGGCACCTACAGTTTCCGGTATAATCTCTAACTTGGTTTGTAAATACTCATTTTGAATCGCACAAAAATTATCATAAATATCCCGTAAATCCATATTAGTATGAGGTCTTTGATACATTTTCAAAAATTGATGACGAAAGGTTTCCTCATACGACAAATGAGTGATATGATCAAATTTCTTCATACCCATATCTTTAGCGATCAATGTATCGGCTAACCGAATGTTATGACATTGAAAGGCCTTACGCAAATTCAACAGAGGAGACAAGGAATACTTATCAACTAAGGTTCCACCCAAATCAAAAATAACACCCCGAATCATAGTTATAGTCTGTATATCACAACTATGTTTAAGTTGATTTTGGTGTAAAATCACGAGTCTCCCATCGTTCCGCAATAGGTATCGGACGATGAATCACGTGAAATATCAAACCCAGATTATTCACAGGAATCTTTTTAGGAACAAAGACGTGTATAAACTGGCTCATCACAAAATACATTCTACAAGAACATTACAAGATAACTTTAAATTTTATTAATACATCGCTTAATTTCTTGAACGTCGTCTTTGATCGCGGCAACATCGTGAGTCAATGTTTTCAAATCACTCTTGATTTCACACATATTCTTATCTGTGTAATCGACTTTCTTTTCTTGGGCTTCAACTTTCCCAAAGATAAAATCAAGTTTCTCGGCATGTTTTCCGGTTTGAAAAATAATTCCACCGATAGATAACGTGGCTCCGATGAAAGGAACAATTTGTTGAGGATTCATAGACTACACCTACTTACTTTACCCTATATATTAATTTACTAAATTTGATTTTCTAGTGTATATCCTACGGTATCCACCTAACTATGAGCTTACTAATCGTTGAATCCCCCGCCAAAGCACGCAAAATCCAAACCTTTCTCAAAAATCAAGACATCCAAGTAGTATCTTCCTTTGGTCACATCAACAACTTAGATACCGCCAAATTAGATGAAATGATACACAACAATTTCACACCGATTTACAAAAATTCCAAAGACAAATCCAAAGTTATCAAAGAATTGAAAACGAAGGGCAAAGGGAAACACATCATCTTGGCGGCGGATGATGATCGCGAAGGCGATGCGATTGCCTGGCATTGTGGAAACTTATTCAAAGTAGATTTCTCACAATGTAACCGAATCACATTCAACGAAATATCCAAAACCGCGGTTCAACGAGCTCTTGACAACAAACATCAAATCAATATGAACTCAGTTGAATCTCAACGATGTCGTCAATTATTAGATTTAATGATTGGATTTAAATTGTCGCCTCTGTTATGGCGTCACATACAAACGTCTCAAAAAGGATTATCGGCGGGTAGAGTTCAAAGCACGCTGTTACGAATGCTACAAGACCACGAAACCACGATCAAACAATATGAACCTGAGTATTCCTATGATTTCAAAGGGACTCTACGAGATGTCAATGATTCAGAACGAGTCTTGGAATGTGAGTTTCATATCTCAGATGAATGGTATGAGTCCGACTTTGAACCCAAAACCACACTCACTCACTTTCAATCCAATCGCCTCTTTCAAGTAACCGAACGTAAAGAATCTCAAGAGAAACGGTCACCACCCCAACCGTTCATCACCTCCACTCTCCAACAAAGCGCTCAAAATGAATTAGGGTTTCCCATTAAAATGACTATGAATATCGCTCAAAAGTTATATGAAAATGGTAAAATTACCTATATGAGAACCGATAGCACCTACATTGCTCCCGAGTTTAAACGATCTTTGAAACAGTATGTAACCGAAGAATTTGGATCTGAGTATTATCGTTCTCCGAAACAAGTCAAGATAAAGGGAGCCCAAGAAGCTCACGAATGTATTCGCCCGACTAAACTAGACACCGAACTATCGGATTCGTATGAAGAATGTGATAAAAAGCTATACAACTTGATCAAAAGGAGAACCGTAACCTCTCATATGAAACCAGCAGTCTTTGGTGTCGCCAAAGTAAATTTGTCAAATGAAGAAACTCGGTCAATAGGTTACTATCAAGGAAAAGTGAAATGGTTGTCGTTTGAAGGATTCTTGAAATACTCCGGTCAAACCGCCGAAACAAAGATATCGTTAGATGACATCCAACAATGTGAGTTGCTGGACACGGAAATCATTGAAAGCGAATCCAATCCTCCTCAATACTACAATGAATCCACAATCGTCAAAAAGCTGGAATCGTCGGGTGTGGGTCGGCCATCCACCTACGCCTCCATCGTATCCACTCTGTATAGCCGAAATTACACGGTAGTCAAAGACATTGAGGGAAAACCGAAACGCGAACCCTATTACAAATTAAACTCATCCAACAAAATCGTCCAAGGACTTCATAAAACCACAACAAGCAAACAAAAGAAACGCATTGTTCTGACCGATTTGGGAGAAACCGTCTTGTCTTACCTACTCACTCACTTTTCCGATATGATTTGTATTGGATTCACAGCTCAGGTTGAACGTGACTTGGATTTAATTAGTGAAGGAACCACCGATTTCCACACAATTATCAAAAAAGTCTATGATAGCTTTAATCCTATCATTCAATCACAAATGAAACAACGCGTTATCAAGAAAGACTCTCATTACATAGGTGACTATGAAATTAAAACCGGAAAATATGGTCCTTATGTAATTCATGAATCAAAAGCTCACGGCATTACCAATTATCTCAAATACAAACAACAAAAACTAGAGGAGTTAACTGAATCAGATATCCTACAAATCATTGAGTATCCCAAAACACTGGGACAACACAAAGGACATGATGTCATACTTCAATTAGGCCCGTATGGAGTCTATATGAAATACAATAACAAAAATTACAGAATCGATACATCAAAACATCACTCACTTTCAACGGTTTCCTCACTACTGCCTTGAGTGTATTTGACATAGTAAGTAATCGCGATAACCCACAACACAAAGAGTAGATTTAATTTGGTAGTTAAAGATATCTTATAATAAGCTAAAATCGTTTCAATTAAGCTCCACGATAAAAACCATACAAAGAACGTAGTGTATAATGGATGTAAGGTAGCGTAAATCGAGTTCATATATTTTACATAGGTTTTTTACATAGGTTTTTTACATAGGTTTTTTACATAGGTTTATTTTTTCTTCTTTTGGGTATATTTCTTAGATTTCTTAGATTTCTTACCCTTCTTACCTTTCTTACCCTTCTTACCCTTAGTAGATTTCTTACCTTTCTTACCCTTGGTAGATTTCTTAGTCTTCTTACCTAAATTAGCTCTAGGTCTCTTTGATGGTCTTCCAAACACATCGCTAATATCATCAAACCCTTCTATATCAGATAACCGACTCGTGCCCATAGGGTCTCCTATTATAGGTTTCATTGTAGGTTGTTGTTGTTGTTTAACTACGGGTCGCAACCGAACCTGCATAGCACCCTTATCACGCATCCCCTCTGCAAGTTGTTCGGCTGTTTTCTCAGCTACATACTGACGATCTTGGGATAACTCTACTTTAGGAAAATTAACCTTACCTCGTTGAATACCTAATCCTTCAAATAAACTTTGAGCTACCGGTAATCCACGTGCGGTATCGTTTATGGAAACACCTTCTTCACTTTCTTGCATAAGTTATACTTTACCGTAGATAATTATCAAGCCGAACTCCCATCACAATCACACTCCGTAAACAATTGATCGTGCGTAGCATAGCCCAAACCAAACGAAAGGAAACCCACCACTAAACACGATGCGATTACTGTAAATAATCTATAATTATGAAGTATGATAGGCCTCGTATCAGTCAATAAATTTTCATCTACCGATAAATCTAGATTTCCCTGAGTTTGTCGTAACATTTACTCAGTCTAGTATTTAAAATTTTAAATAGTTTCTTTAGTAATCTATGAACGATATCTATAGACCCCCCGTGACAAAAGATGAATCCATACTCTTGATTTTAAAAGAGCTGTTACATCATAATGTAGATGTATGTAAGCTAATCATTCAACAAAAGAAATCGTTAGAAGCGAAAGAAACAATGGAATATTATTATGATAGATGGGAAAACATAGCAGGTTCATTTTACCGATTACGCGAAACCGACGAAGACAAATATTCACTTATATGCGATCATACCACATTTGTAGTTAAAAAAGATCATGACCCTATCTTTTATAATCTGACAGGAATATCGTATCAAGTGATAGATTTAATTCACCTATTAATCAAACTACATAAAGTAGATAGAGACGATACGCAAGAAACATTTATATGGAATTATAAATATTGGTTAGAGCGTGATGATAAACTATATAGCGTGCTAACCAATAAACTAATGAGAGCTATGAATGAGAGCTATGAATGAGAGCTATTTAAAATAATAATAACTATCTTATAGAAATGTGTATTCCGAGTAAGAGAGTTCGTAAAATCAAAGTGAAACGAAAGGCGCAAGGCTGTGTGGGGCGACCTCATAGAAATACGTGGGGAGATGGGGGTGATAATATTGGGTTTCATAAACGTGTGAAACGCAAAAAAAACCTATTGAATACTAATGGACGAATCCACCCCGAGCCTCACGCAGAGTCCCACGCCGAGTCCTACTCGCAAACAAGTGAGAATCAGTGAAAGTTCAGAAGAAACGGTAACAGAAGGCTCGTTACCAGAAGATCAGACCAATGAAGACGAAGAATCCGTTGAATCCATTGAAACCAATCATGAACTACTCCAACGAAGCAAGCCATTTAAACCAGCCATACATATACCTGAAAATCTATATCATAATATCAAATTAAAAATAACCTCGTTGTCTAACCGAGACAAAATTTTGCAAATCAAACTCGCGAAATATCAAAAGAAACATGAAAATCTAAATATGTTTATCATTTTCGTATCGACGGTTCTCGGTATTTACGAAACCTTTCGCGTGAAAATAGATGATATGATTGAAACTCAATTTTTAGATGTCGGAACCAATGTTGTTCCGATCGTGTTGTCGGGCATCATTACGTGCACAGCATCTATTATTAAATTGAAAAAATATCAGGAAAAAAGTGATAACATTCACTTGATTCGGGAAAAGGTTTCGGTAGCTCGGTCCAATCTCAAAACCGTTCAAGAACACCTCTTATTTTGTAAAGATCCGGGTGAGCTACGACAAATCAAAAAGATTTATTTCAAAACTACCTTTGATAGTTATTGCCAAGCGCAATCGTATTTAGATAAACATGTCAAAGAAATAGATTATCATAAATATGGGGATCAGATAAATTATTCCGATAAGTATTGTGTGGAGAGACCCGACGAGGATGAAATGGAAGATTCTGAACCAGTAAAACCCTTAGATATGACAAAGAGCTATGATTTCAGAGATTCCCGAGCATCCAATCGCAAATTAATCGTGGAACGAGATGTGGAGAGTATCCCTGTGTAACAAATTTGATTCTTTTATGACTGAACCAAACCATTACCAAAACAAAACAAGCTAAAACTAACTGAATCATGCCTGCCACTCACTCAAAATATCTTCCTACACAGAATGCGGAAACAACGAATCCTCTCCGCAAATACAAAAAGAAGTTGCGTCAGGCGAAAACAGAAGAACAACGTCTCAAAGCAGAACGAATGATTCGGATTCATACTCCTAAAGACAAGGAACCAAAGAAACCAAAGAAACAAGAACTCACTGAGGATCAATTACTGAATCAGATGATCCATGCCAATGAAAAACTTCGTAAAAATCCAGAATTCATTACACAACAACAACAAGCTGAACTCAAACGCCAACATCTTGAGCAAGAGAGAAAGCTGAATCATGAGAAGATCAAGAATGAAGCTAAAGAACGAAAAGAAAGCGAACAACAGAATGTGAAGAAACAACTAGAAGGTTATGAACAACACAAACAAAATGAAGCAAACCTAAATAAACATTTGGAATCTCATAAGCAATTGTTAACCGAATTTTCAGAAAAGATGGATATCATGAAAACCTTCTTGGAAAAACATAAGGGGAACAAAAAGAAAGCCACCAAAGAATTTAAATCACAAACTATGAAAATTTGTCGTTTCTTTGAATATATGATTCGTGAAATATCTAACAAAAAAGAAATATCGTATGATGAAGCTCAACAACTGTATTATGATGATATTCGTAAGACTATGAAACAATCTGAGCCTAACAATGATTTGCTACAATTGACGGCAAGTCTGTAAATCAATTTAAACAAATGAGTCTTCTTGTAATGTAAATATGTCGGGTAGTGATAGTGATCTTTTTTTGTTGGATGAATCGGGTAGCTGGACCTCGGGTAGCTGGACCTCGGGTAGTTGGACCTCGGGTAGCTGGACCTCGGGTAGTTGGACCTCGGGTAGTTGGACCTCAGATAACCGAGCCTATGAAACAGACGACTCAGAGTTGAAATTAGGAACTCTCTTAGGTATCGTAGGAGTGAGTGTGTTTTTTATCGGATTGTATAGTATTCGTTTTTGGTGTGATAAACGAGCGATGAATTTATAATCTACCCTAGATTATGAATAGTGTAAAACCGTATCAACAATTGGCTGGACCTGGGCAAATATGGTCTTCATTCACAGGAAACCTAGGAACGGGTGCCCCCACTAAACTCGGTGTCAATTCAACTATGGCTGAGGATACCTATAATAGTAAAATGAAAGAAACCGTATCTCACACGTATGATATGATTGATTCTCAATTTATTAACAATGAGTCTATTAAATCCTACAAACAAACGGAGGATTACAAAAAGCACAAATTGGTACCGGGACAACGTCTCGCTACAGGGAATGCATTTGGTGTCAAGGGAACCGGTTTATCTCATCATGTAGTGTATATAGGCAATGGATTAATTTATGAAATGGCGCCTTTATCTGAAAACAAACGTTTGAGAAAAGGACCGAATGTTAAAGTAGGATTGTCTAATTTATATGAGTGGATCCAAAATGCGAATAAAAAAGAGAGTCCTGTATTTATGATAGACGATAAACAGCTCAAGATAGATAGTAAATCGTTTATGATAGGTATGTTTAAACGATTACACGAGAAAATAGACAGTGGTGCGAGAGCAAACCAATTAGGACCCTTTCATAATTGTGAATCCGAAGCAAATTATATCACGAGAGGAAAACAAGAAACCTATCAAGGTCAAATTATATTAAAAACAATCGCAGTAGCGATAGTCGGAGCTCATGAAATACCTAAATTAGTTGAAGATAAAAAATGCTACACGAGATACGTTACCGAAAAGGAGAATCCGTGTATACAGGGAACTAAGGATAAAACCTTATCAGGAAAAGGTTATTGTAAAGTGGATCCCTACTCTAAAAAATCTACCTTTAGACAAGAAAAGAAAGTGAAAGCCAGGAATACCAAGATTCGTGAAGGGAAAATAAAAAAGACTCGGGGGAAATTAACGAAACGGCGGTATCGATTAACTAAAAAAAAGAATACCTTTGAAATGACTCACTGTCCGGGAGGTGATTTACTGGATGAACCAGGATTTTTAAACCAGGCCCTCAGTTATTTCACGGAATCTAAGAAACCAAAGAAACCAAAGAAACAAAAGAAACGCAAAACCAAAACAATCAAAACCCGAAAATCAAAAAAGTAATCTACCCTCTTATAAATGATTGATGAAGATATTGTCCAGCGGATCAAAGTCGCAGGAATCTTCCTTTTACAAGTGTATAAAGTGACAACCGGAACAATGTTATCCCTTTTTATACCCCAAAGTTGTGAGGAGAATAGCTTAGCGAATACCACCGGATCTAGGATTTGTTCCTTACAAGAAAACTACGAAAATGCCGATGGATATCACCAAACCGTTGTGTATTGGAATGCCTTTTCATTCCTCACATTTTTCACTTATTACATGATTGAATTACGACGAGAAGAATGGGCGATCAAGTTTTTGGATATTGACAATGATAAACCCGACAACTCTCTCAAAGAAATTATTGTCAAAGAACCCAAATTAGACAAAACAATGGATCGCCTCAATCTGTGGTATTACCGAACGCTACTGTTTAATTGTGGGGTCTACGGTATCAATCTAGGATTATCGGCTAAATTGGTGAAAGATGGATATCACAGTTCATCAACTTTGTCTTGTTTTGCATCGTTCTCTCTACTAGTCTTGATGAAATTATACAACTCGCTAGAAGTGGCGCGTCAAAGTGTAAAAAATGATAAGATGATGAGTGCCTATATGAGTGAATTTGTATCGTTTAATGTGTTAGATAAAGATTATGTGGAAGCCAAACAAAAAGAATCAGAAGCAGTATCGGTTGAAGAGGTATTTCTAGATGTGAAAGAAGAAGCGGTTGTTCCACAACCTTAAATCTACCCTATAGTATATGAATGAATTTGTTGTAATCACATTGATCGCAGGTATCACAGGATTTTTGTCGGGAATTGTGGGAGCGGGTCCCGAAGTTTTGATCGTGCCATTGTTATCTTATTTTGGTATTATGAAATCTATCAAACATCGGATTGGCACCTCTCTATTTATGTTGTTACCTCCTATCGGTTTATTCGCTGCGCTCAATTACTATAACAAAGGCTACGTTGATGTTAGGATGGCTTTGTATATGGCTCTGATATTTACAATCTTCGCGAGTGTATCTTCGGTATACGCGGTTGAATTGAATGAAACGACTCTTCAAAAAATATTTGCCACATTCACAATTTGTGTAGGTGTGTATTACTTACTGAAATAACCTCTTGATTTTTTTCATTGTTTTCGGAACACCGTGAGACCGACTGTAACCTAACCGATTCAATTCGTCCATAAAGAGATTACGGCTACGTGTATCGGTAAATTCACGACGTTTCACTATCTGTGATTTCACGACTTCAATAGCCAACTTTTCGGGTATGCAAGTCATAATCTCTAACTTTTCGTTGTGAGTGATATACGTCAGCTCTAATCTCATTGGATTATGTTGCAGTATGTTGTAGTATGTATAAATCGTATTACAAATCAAATTTAATTAATCTATAGTATATATGAATGAATGTTCTATTTGTTTAGACACAATGCAACCCCACAACATATCAGAAAACAACTGCGGACATCAGTTTTGTAAAGGATGTATTGATTCGTGGTTAGACGATGGGAAAAATACATGTCCTATGTGTCGGCAACCCATCCAATATCTAACTCAGAATGGTGAAACACATAGACTCATCGTAAAAAGAATACCTCCCGAAGAATACCGAAATCAACCCACCCCCACAGTTCAACGAGGCATACACCACTCTGTAAAATGTGTCTTTTTAGCTATGGCCTTTTGTTCGGCGATACAAATCGCCTTTATCCATCGCTTACAAAATCAAAATCAAAATATATCTGATTCATATGAAAGATGTATAGCTAATAATAGTGTATTAAATCATATTATTGAAGATAATCATTATGTAGGTGTGGGTCCGTATGAAAAATATCTGATTATGGATCCAGACACGAATGATTTTTATGTATGTAATATCCCTCGGTATTTTGTAGATCATTGTTTTACTTAAAATTAAAATCAGCTCTACTGGTATATTAGATGATGATGAAAGCCCCTATGATGCAAATGATGGTTGTGATTGGTCACTGGATGATGAGCTACGCCCAAGATATGTGTATGAGTAGTCCTTGTTTGAATGGGGGTCTGTGTCAAAGTTACGATGGCGTATATACGTGTTTGTGTCCTTCAGACTATACTGGAGCCAACTGCGAAACACAACTGGAGTATCATCCCTTGGATCCTGTGATTTCGGTAGATCCGGGCTTTGCCGTTGATCCCGATACCAGTCTGGTTCCACCTCCAGTCGGTATGGGACAAGACGAACACGGTTGTTATGCCGATGGAGGATACCAATGGTGCGACTCGCTCCAAGAATGCGTTCGTCCGTGGGAAACTCCCTGTGATTCTACTGTTTCCACTATCACCGAAAACCCCTACACAATTCCGAATGATTGCGTTGAATGGTATGATGGTTGTAACCGATGCACTGTGTCGGATGGCCTCCTTCAACTGTGTTCTATGATGATGTGCTTTTCACAGGGAACACCTGAGTGCCTCGCTCACACACGTCTATCGGTGGGTGATGTATGTCATCGCTTTTGTGAAGATGGTTCCGAAAACTCGGTTCATAGCGAAGACCGGTGTCCCGTGGGAAGTGAGTGTGTCGCTCCCGATACAATTTCCTTTGATTCGTGTGGCTCCAATGCCTGGACGTGTCAAGAATCCCATTAAAAAAGACAAATATAGATAACGATTCAAGACAATACCAAGTGAGGTGTAGCGTAAATTAGCTTTTTAGATTGTTGATCAACTACTTTTTGTAATTGGTTGAGAGGATCTGGGTCAATCCAAGATAACTTTTCACCATTTTGTTTTATTAAATCAGTAGAAGGTTTTTCTTCTGATATACCTCCAAATCGGAGAACGTTATACCGAGCTATCATATCTCGGTGTTTCCCACAATACGAACCCCCTATTCTACGATGAGTGCATTGAGTTCCTTTACCTCCATTCCATACTCGGGCGGTGCATCTCTCGGCCTCACTCAGCTTACATGGATCGCGATAAAAGGATATCTTTGTTTCACTTAGTTTGTTTGTAATTCGTTGGTGTAACCACTCTTTATCTAGGTCAATGTGTTTTTCCATCGCATACTCAAGACTCGCTTGAGTTAAGTCTCGGCGAAGTTTTTCTAAGATACACTCCATACTCTTGATACTATTGAGAGTAACAGAAATCAAATTTAGTAAAAGACTATCTAGTAAATTTGATTGTTTTAAAGATAAATTTCTATCAATACTATATACTTATGAGTGAAGAAACAAATGAACTCAACTTCATTGACTCTATGGCTCTCAATGGACCGATTGAAGATATGATGAAGCAAGCGATCAAACAAAATCACACCCAACGAGGTCTTTCGGGGGAATTGGAATTTGAATGGATTTATGGTGATTCCCACTATAACATTCATTTAACCAAAGACCAATTCTTACAATTGAAACGATGCTTGAATCAATCGGTCGCATATCAAGCTCACCAAGAAACCAATGACCTAGATATTCGGTGTGAGCTTCAACACCGAGGTAAGTCTGTCACAAGTAACATACGAGCCACTATATCCGGTATGTCTCAAATTAAACAATATTGTATCCAAGATAATTTTGATGATCTGGAACCCACCTTCCTCAAAAAACTACGATTCAAAGGACCCAAAAACAGTAAAGACGATTACAGCGTAGCCAGCTCAGGATTGTATCCTATGAGATCTACATTAAAAGTGGAATATGACCTTCATCACGTAAATTCAAGAATCAACCGAACCACACCACCTTCGGCTCAGAGTGTTGAATCGTCTAAAGAAGTGACTTTATTCTTACAAAACTGGGGATCTAAAAATAAACACTTCCGATTCAAAAAGAGATTCAGCTACACTACAACCAATCAGCTCTGGAGAATTGATTTGACCGCAATTAAATCATCTGACAACAATCAATATGCGAAAACCTTCAAAGAATCCGGTATTCTACAGAAAAAAGAAACCTTTGAATTGGAAATTGAATACATCGGAAGCCAAACCCGAAACAAATATCAACCGATTGAATATCCAATCAATCAATTTGCCGAGATAATCCATGGAAATGTTTATGGGTTAGATGAACCGTCATTTAAACCGATGGAAGATGGTTCTTACAATCCGTTTGCCATGACCGGAACAGTCTACACCGGAGAGATACCGGAATCCAATACCGAATCCACTACTGAATTAGCCTTTACTCCATCGTCTCCACGATATACCGACGGAATTGAATTTGATGAACCCCTAGACTTACCGGAATCTCCTAGACAAGACTTACCCAGTGGAGTCTTAATTAAAGAAGACTATTGGAAAGAAAGCGATCAACTAGACCTGAGAAAACAACTAGGAGAAGGAACTCATACATTCATTCCTCGTAGTAATGATCTCGTATCGGGTCAATACAAAATGGAAATCTTTCCTCCGGTCCTACTCAAAGATAATCCAATTCAATATATCTACATACCTTATGAATATGTGATTGATCCAGTGCCAAGCTCGTTACCTAAGGAAGAATCCGACGGTTACACGCCTCCGTCGCCCACAGCGAGGCCAGAGTCCACAGCGAGACCAGAACCTACCTTTTACGGGGGTTCTAATCTTACGAGCGACAATTACAAACCTAAGGTCGTAGAAGCTGTATTGAAAGATTTGAATTCTCACATTCATTTCTGTTATTCCTGTATCCAAGATACCGAATTGTATTTAGATAGCCTAGAACAAGAGGAAATCATAAGACAATATATTGATGTAACAGATCTCACGGGAAATTATCACAAAGACGGTTGGAGCTTCGTCGGCCCTCAACCGGTTTCTATGAGCACCACTCATCTGAATCCACTCCATCCGTATTCCATCACACACGGATACGCAGTCACCGAAAAAGCCGATGGAATCCGAGCTCAGCTTTTGATAGGAAAGGATAAGCTGGGTTACCTACTGACTCCCAAAAAACAAGTCATTGCTACCGGAGCCAAATTTCACGAAGCCGACGGACAGTGGGTCTTTGATGGAGAATACATTACTCAAAACAAATCAGGAGAACGGATCAAATTATTTATGATCTTTGATGTGTATTACTCTAGTGAATTTTCAACCCAGCCCTATACCTATCCGTGGGCGAAACACAAAAAGTCTAAGGGAACCTCACGTTCCGAGATAATTCACGAGTTCCAGAAAAAGCACAAACAAGGTGGCATCACCTACAATCAATTCAATGAACAAAGTAATATTCGTATTGGATTCAAACAATATCTAGAAGGACCTGAAGTTCTCAAACAAAAGAAAGATGGTTCGTTTAGTAACGTGATGAATATCTTCAAATCCAACAAACGAATCCTGAGTGAAGACACCGGAGGGTTTGAATATGCCACGGACGGATTAATCTTCTTACCGATGTATTTACCGGTAAAAGGTATGGAGGAAGGTGATATCGTCAAATCCATCCGAGGAACCTGGTCACTCAACTACAAATGGAAACCACCGGAAGAAAATACCATTGATTTCAAAGTGATCTTTTCCCGAGTGAAAGGCAAGGCTGACATCCATAGTTACTCCTATGTGTCAGAAGAAGGTATCCAAGAAACACGCTTTTATCAGAAAGTTCAACTCGCAGTCCAATACAAAGAAATGGATGATCCTAGTTTGGATTTCAATTGGCTACAAATGACCGATAAACAACCCAATAAGAAAACCTTCCAATTCTTTGATCCCCCGACCTATTCCAAAGATAATCTTCATGTAACCAACATTCCCTTGACCCGTAATCAAATGAAGTGTTTGAAAGATGGTCGTCAGATTACCAACGGATCCATCGTAGAAATGAGATATGATCCGGAGGCACCCCACGATTTCAAATGGGTTCCTCTGAGAATTCGAGACGACAAAACCAAACCCCAGTATTTTACGGTAGCCAATAATATCTGGAATACAATCAACGACCCCGTCACAGTAGGGATGATTCAAGGCTCACTTGATTTCAAGGCACTTCCGGCTCCAGAATCAGACGACAAATATTATGTAGATACCAAATTTGCAGAAGATACACCGATTCGTTCGCTTCACAATTACATCAAATCTAAATTGATTTCCCGAGTGGGATCTTCCTCTGACATGCGACGCAGTATCACAATCGCCGACTTATCGTGTGGCCGAGGAGGTGATATCAAGAAATATCTATCTCTACGCACTAAGGTAGACTTCTTATTGAATCTAGATATTTCGGACAACATCAATGAAGCGGCCCAACGCTATCATTCGGTAAAACAACCCAAACCTCCCGCAGTATTCCTTCAATACGACACAAGTTTATCTATCGAAAAACGCGAAGGATGTAAAGATGAATCTAAACGAGAGATTTGCGAAACTATGTTGGATATGATTGAAGGGAAATCTAGAACCTATCCAAAAGAATATCGTTACATTAAATCTAAATATGATCGTATTGCGAGTAAAGGCTATGATATCGTAAGTAGTCAGTTTTCCTTACACTACTATTTCAAAAATGAAACCACTCTCCGAGGATTTTGTGAGAATGTAAAGTATCTCTGTGCGGATAAGGGATATTTCATTGGCACGTGTTATGATGGTCTCAAACTAGTCAAAACCATGGAAGCCATGCAAACCGATATCCTAGATATGACAGATGACTTTGGTTCCTTGATTTATCAAATCAAAAAGAAATATGATATCACAGACTTTACCTATGATCCTGAGAATGTAGACACTATGTATGGTCAAGAAATTGATGTATTTATGGCCTCCATAGGACAAACTCTAACAGAATATTTGGTTAATTTTGAATTCTTTATCCAACTGATGAAAGAGTATGGATTTGAATTGGCCTTACCCAAATACAAAAAGGGTGAATACAATCCTATCAAAGATCCCATTCAATCATTTGATCAAATCATTCAGAATTTAAGTGAAGTGAAAGAGCGTGATTTCAACTTTGTCAAGAAAACCTATAATCGGGATATGTTTGATATAACCAAGGATCCACGCTATCGGCTGTTGAGTGGTTTGAATAATTGGTTTGTATTTCAAAAAGTATGAGTCTTGCGTTAAACTAAGAATAAATAATTCTCTCCTAGGGTAAACTATGTGGGCGAAAACAATCAATCAATTTTTTGAATCCATGTCAGAATATGACAACCCTAATTTGAGTCTTCATATGGCTCAAAATTTTTTAGAGATTGTTAAAGAACGAATTGAATTTACGGTAGAGGATGCAATCACTATTAAAGTCTTGAAATATGAGGATATAGAGGAAGAAGAAATTGATGAAGAAGGATTTATGTTTTGGCTCCAATTTACCTTTCACAAAGAGTTGGTATCCGAACTCTTGTCTTTAAAAGAGGCGGCTGAAAAAACTCAAAATACAATGAAAAAACTATCTTCTGAACTCAAGACAGCTCAAGAATCCAAAGACAAAGTGGATAAAACCGTTCGTATTGAAAAATTAAAGAAAGATATGGAAAAGATCAAACTTGCTATGGGTCGTATTGATGGATATCGTAGAACCACCTTTACCGTAGTTAAAGATCTAGAAGGAGTCAATAGTCTGATTGAAAATATAAGAATTTATAAAGAACGAAGTATGTAAATAGACTTAACGACGCTTACTCTTTTTTTGTCTACGTCTAGTTTTGCGAGATAAACGCTTCTTAGAAAGCCTCTTAGAAAGCCTCTTCTTAGAAATTCGCTTCTTTGAGAGGTTACGCAACCTTTTACGCAATCTCCTAGGACCTCCATTCTCCCTTTTATACCGATTAACGCGGGGGGTTTGATTAACTGGTTTAGTTTTAGGGGGGGTGGGAGTCAGACTATTTTTTTTGCGCATAGTCAAAGGTGAATCTCGTAGCTTATCAGGCGGAGTAGGGTTGAAAGCTTCTTCAGGCATAGTATTTATACTTATACCATAGAAAAAATTCTCACTTAAACATTAACAACGTTGTCTTTGTATGAAATCTTATACATTACCCTCTCATTCATTTAGTTTAAAGCTATGCGATACAAACGATGAGAATGGAATCGTCAATCAACCTCTTTATGATAAATTAGCGAATCACAAACGCAAAATAGATTCGGTTCGTAATCGTTGGGACAGTGCGAAAAAAATCAGTAATGATTATGAATATATTTATACATCATCTAATCCACGAAAAAATATCAGCCGAATCTTACCTGTGAGTCGGTCGTTTTTCAAATTACGAGAAATAATCTATGATTATCGCTTAAATGTGAGTGGCACCTGTGCTTGTATTGCCGAGGCCCCGGGTGGCTTCGTTCAATCAATTCTTCAACATTCCCGAGAAAGATCTCTTGAAGTAAAGGCGATTCATGGTATCACATTGATATCAGAGGATAAAGACATCCCGTATTGGAATCCTCAACTGTTACACAATCCTCTACTTAAAGTATGTCAAGGATATGATTCAACGGGAGATCTTTATAAATTACCCAATGTGATATCCTTTATTAAACAATGTGGGAAAAGCTCATGTTCGTTGGTTACCGCCGATGGAGGATTTGATTACACCCAAGATTTTGAACAAGAATTAGCCTCACGATCACTTATTTATAGTGAAATCATGATAGCCCTTAATATACAACAACCTGGAGGAACCTTTGTATGTAAATTATTTGATATGTTTTACCCATCCACTCAACAATTATTATTTGTCTTATACTTATCCTATGAATCAATTACATTTATCAAACCCAATACAAGTCGTCAATCCAACTCAGAAAAATACATAGTCTGTCGTGGCTTTAAAGGATACAATAAACAACTGAGCAACTTGCTGTGTAATTCATTTGGACAATCTCAACTTCCGATCCAACTTCCTCCTGAATTTATCTCTATGATCAATACCTATCAAACTCACTTTGTAAATCACCAATGTATGAGAATTGATTCAACCTTGCGATTAATCTCTCATAAACGAGTGACTGAAAAACCTAGTCATCAACAAATAAAATTAGCGAAAGACTGGTGTAAAATGTATCATATATCGATTAATAGGGAGTGTATTTATATTTGACATTCCATCACTTGACCAAACAAAGGCTCCGAATACATTTCATTGTATTTCTTGGAACCTTTTACATTGTCATAGAGGACACCCCCATTAATCACACGTTCCTGACTCGTATCAATCTGATTGGAATACTGAAGCAATCCAAGACTATTTAAAAATCCACATTGATTCACATCCGACACGAGAGACGGGGGAACATTTTGTAGCTTATCATTTTCTAAACACACCTTTTCACCATCTTTAGATACGTAACATATGTCACCTATCTGAGCATCCGTTCGGGGTCCAGTAATATCGGTATAGTGATTGTTTTGGTCAAAGAAAGCACCGACATTGGTAAGACCTCCTGTAAAATCACTCTTGTAGTAGGTCGGGTATTGTGAGACATTTTCATCCGACCAAGAAACGGCTTCTTCACCAACCTCACCGGCAAAGGAATATTCGGTAGTTCCGATGGTATTGGCGGATAAAGTATCTTTGAGATAATACTTGGGAAAGTGAGATTCATCTTTAACGGTTCCATTACGGATTTCATTTATAGTCGGTTCGCTATTAAGCACAGCATCTCGGGTGATAACCGATAAATTGTGAGGCACCGAAGGAGATAATTCTTGTAAGCCGGTGGTAGTTTCTGGAATAGGGAAAGTTGGCATTTTCTTGTCCTCTATACCGCGTGTCTCAATCAAAATCGGTTCACTGGATGAATCAATCGTTGCGGGTTTACTGAGAGTTCTTTGTATAGGTTTCGCGGGTCTAACATTCATCAGTATCAATAGTAACACAACTCCAACAATCAACGTAGATACGGTTACTTTCATGTATAGTATAGTCAATATAAAATTTAACCACAGGTATTTAACCACAGGTATTTAACCACAGGTAGTTAACCAAAGGTATTTTCCGAAGAGTATTCAATATAGAGAAAGTTGTCATCGGATTTATTGTTTTCATATATTTCAGACATAATTTTACTACTGGGTTGAAGATTTTTATTAACCAACACAAACAGAGCTTCATTGGCATCTAACTTGATACGCTTACGAACCACGTAAATAAATTGACCCAGAGTCATTTCCTTGGGAACCAAAAACTTTTGTTTATCAATATCCGGTAACTTACAACCCGCTGATTTACATACAATGATAGGCACACGTTCTGGATGTTTTTGAAGAATACGATTAGATTCATTCAATCGTTTGTCCAACGAATTACAGGATTGATACACTTCCATTATACTTGTATTCAATAAAAAAATACCTAAACATTTACCCAGTGTAAACTATAACATGAAGCTACTCCAAATTTTACCTTCCGATGAAATACACGAACTAACCCTTGATATCACACAAATGAAAGATGTTCCTAAAGCATTAAAAGAACATAGTGAGACTCAGAAAACTCAACCCAAAAAGTTGTATTCTTGGGAATCGGAGGGATGTAAGATACTTTGTTATGGCTGGTATAAAGGGAAGGCAGGAAACGAAAATAAACATGAGCTATTACCGAATGGAACTCGTTATAATGTAATGTTAGATTCATCGGATACCCAATTGTTATTTGGCCCTGTCTTTTTACTAAAACAAACCACCAAACTAGGTGATCTTACTACCGAAGAGTATGGTGAATTTTATTCATTGATGATTGGTGGAATTGATGATTGTTCGGATGATTCATATGAAGAATCCGAGGGAAGTGAAGGAAGCCTTCACGAATTTATCGATGATGATGAGGTGAGCGAAACACCTTCACTTGAATCAGAAGAATGTATCGCTACTGATGATTCGGATGATTCAGATGAAATAGATGAATCTGAAATGGTCTTAGATTCAGATGAAGAATTAGAGGAAGATACCTATGAGTATTAAATTTGATTTAAAACTTAGAAATGTATCCTATAAAACACATTGATGTCTACTTCTCACAATGATCCGATTCGCAAAAAGCACGTAGCTATCTTACAAACTCAACTTCACACTCAAAAATTATCCCGACAAGTAGAGCAACAATTATTCAATGAAACGGTTCGGGTAGCCAAAGAAAGAACCATAAAACGTAAATGGAAGAATGTATTGTTTAAGGAATTGTATATATCTAAAATACGATCCTTTTACAGCAATTTAGCTCAAGACAGCTATATTCAAAATCCAGACTTTAAACAGAAAATCATGTCGGGTGAAATCAAAGTGACTGATATACCGGGGTTATCGGCCTTTGATATTTATCCAGAAAACTGGTCGGAGCTTCTAGATAAAAAGATAAAACGAGATAAATTAAAATATGAAATGAAACCGAAAGCTATGACAGATCAATTTAAGTGTCGGAAGTGTGGGTCTCGTTCGTGTTCTTACTATGAAGTGCAAACTCGGTCGGCCGATGAACCCATGACACAATTTATCAGTTGTTTGGATTGTGGGAACCGATGGAAACAATAACTTACTGTTGATAGGTATTGGAGCGGTCAATTCCTAGACCCTGTGCGTTTTTCATATCAATGGAGCATACCCCCGCAGTGCAATTTTGGACTGTCTGAACAGGTAGGACCGTTTGAGCCGAACAGCTAGTGCATTTGGCTCGTTCTTCTAATTGTTTCATTGCGGTCTGTTCTAATTGCATACCGTTATGTGTCAAGTGATATCTAAGCTCAAATGAATTTTTTCCAGGTGACATAACCGAGTTCATAAGACAATTGGGTCTGTAGTCTGTAAAAATACGTCCGTCCGCCATACGAGCGGGGAAATCTAAGTTCACATTATCGCTTGTTTTAGCCATTTATACTAACGTAGATATTTTATTTTGTAGTTTGATTCGCTAGAATGCGTTTAATCAAACCAGCTTTATTACCCGAAGTTGGTAGGCTCATAGAGGTCAATACATCTTTCAATTGACGGATTGTATATTCTTCCAATTGACTATGCGTCAGTGATTCTTCAATATCTCCTAAATTCGCAATATCGTTTTCAGGGGGAGATTTGGGTATGAGAGGATTATCCTCGGTATCATCTGCGTCATCACCTTCATCATCACCTTCATCATCTTCATCCTCTATCTTATTCATAAAATTAAATTCAATTTCAATTGGCTCTTGTGCTTGTTGTGATTGTTGTGGCTCCAGTATATCTTCACCCAAATCAATGATTCTTTCAGGATTCACTTGTAGCAACGGGTCTTCAAACCTAGGTGGTTCAGCGGGAGCTTCAATATCAACATCTTCCTCTTCAACTGGATTCACAAACGATTCTTTGACAATCGTTTCTTTCGCAACTGAGTCTTTATCATATGAGTCTTCCGCAACTGGGCCTTTCGCATCCGATACCTCGCCTACAGACTGAGTGGATGAAACGTTGGTTGGTCTAGACTCCGGAGGACCATTCTTCAATAAATTCATAATTCGTGATGTAAATTCTTCCATTGCATTGAGACGAGAATGAACTCGTTTAAATTCAATATATCCATAAACCACTATACAGATTACCATTAAAGCCAATAACATCGTAGAAATACTAGTAGAATCAACCTGAACACTTGAACCACTCATTTATAGTTATCCATCATAAATAAATGTTTATTTTAAACTTATATTATCTACACTTATACTATAATGGACGTTCCGGACCCGGTCTATACAGTTGAACTCAATGTATCAAATTATCATTTATTGGTGATTCGGGATTTGATGCGAATGATGACACTCCAAGCGGTAGTTCAAATTCTATTCTTTTTAAGACATGGTGATATTGAACTATTTAGCTCTTTTTTTGTAGAGAATACCTTATTTATATTATTAGGATTACTCGTGTATTGGTATGGTGTCAATCACTTGTTACGAATCACCAATGAAACAACCGACAAAACAGATCTCAACTACTATCAATCTATTTTAATTTAAAGAATAAAGTCCTTGTTTTAAAAACTCTATGACTAAAAAGAAACAAATCTTTGATAAACAATCTATCCAATCCAGTAGCAATGTCATTGTAAATATAAAACACAAAGAAGATTCCGAAGTAAATGAATTACCAGGCTACTCTCCCCAAGAATGTGATACCAATATTGAGTCTTCCTATGATTTATGTTGGAATTGTTGTCATTCCTTTGACAATCGGAGCGTAGCGTATCCCATGAAATATGAAAATGAGATATTTTATACTCACGGCCATTTTTGCTCTTACAATTGTTGTGCTAGATATGTATTGGATACCTATCCTGAAAAACAAAAATGGGAATATTATTCCTTATTAAATTTGTATATGAATATGTGTAATGATACTATCGGGAAAAGTATCGTTCCCGCTCCTCAGAGAATACTACTCAAAAGTTTTGGGGGTAATTTAAGTATAGAGGAATTTAGACAAGTGTCGGGAGAAAACGTATACAATATTGATGTTGATCCCATTATACCCATAGTCCCTATCAATCATTCTCATTCAAAGTTACTTCAACAGAAAAAAGTAGAAGAAACAAAAGAAAAATACAAATTATATAGAAAATCAGCTCTCAATAAGCAAAATGATATTTATCAGACGATGAATTTGGTAACGGACGCTCAAGAAGGTGAGTGATTTAGGTAATAGATATTAATATCATCATACAATTGTTTTTTAGGTTTTCGTTTTCCCAAGGCATCCACCGATACTTGAATCTCCTTAGCTATCGTTTGTAATTCAGTAATCTTATATTTGCTAATTGGTTGAAGATAAGGCTTGTAAATATCTAATGATTTACAATCCAATTCAAAACATTCACCCAAATCTTCATAAGAGCCTTCTTGATAACTGCTCCACGAAGGTTCTTCACTCATCTCTTGAAAGCGTCTCTTATCAAAGACAAGTGTCAGAGTCGGGCGATTTGTTTTTTGACTTGTCTTAATAAACTTAGTGATACGAGGAATATATATCACCGAGCTTACCTTATAAAGATCACTCAAATACAACAAGGAAGACAGTTGATTTTTCAATTGAAGACTTTGTTGAATCTGAGAGGGTTTCAATAATTTAGAATAACCAAACCGAGTATAGGCTGTTTCTACGGATTCATCAATCTCGGTAGCCAATTCTATTAAACGCTGATTGATATACAGTGGTTTATCTTTGGATTCTAGAATCTGGCAGGTGGGGTCATAGTGACTCACAAATAAATGACGAATGTCAGAATAAGCTGGCTTTTTAGGAGAACAAACTTTAGACGAAGCCGTTACGCTCTGTTGATAATCGGAAGGTTTAATTTTACGTGAGTATTCATATTTGGTGGGTAGATTTTTGAGTAGGTCCATGGATATTAGTTTACTGACGGTTATAGTGTTTAAATAGTTAATTTCTGTTTGGATAATCCAAGCAATACTTTATCAAATTTAGTCAAAGTAAGAGCCTCTTTTTTCATAGGTGAATGGGACTTACTCTCAATAGGGGCCTTCTCTACGGGTTTCAGTGAGGGTAACTCGGGTTTATACGTTTCCATCGTATAATTTAACACCATTTCGTGGAGCTCATCTATAACCGATGAATCCAAGGTGGATAAATTTAAAAAAATACCATTTGTATTACACGAATGACCTAATTGATGCTTTTGAATTAAATTTTGTAAGAGTAAATTCAATTTACTATTTGATTGTTGAAGTAACATATCCGATATAAATGAGATCTTTGATTGACTATCCTCCATACACTACAAGATAAACGAATTTTCAATTCTAAACGGGTTTAGCTACAATTTGAATGTTCTTTGACATATACTTGATTCGCGAGGCTTCAACAACCACTTTGAGTGAATCCCCTTGAGAATAGGAATCATACGTAGCTTCTTCAAAATATTCTCTTGGAACAATCACTATAAACGGACTGTCTTTGATAGTGTCTTGGTCGGTGAATTTAATATAGGCAATGATACCCATCTTAGACAGAGATTCAATAAAGACTTCCATCTGAATATCCTTCACAGGAGACAACACAGTGGCTTTATAGGTGATTTGATAAACAATATAACTTTGGCTATTGATTGTTTTGATTTCACCCATAGACCGATTCACAATTTGTAAGCTTCCTTGTTTGATAAATCCATCTTTATTACACACGCCTTCATATTTCTTTTGAAGTTTGGTGAGTAAAAGCTCATTGACATCCCCCTGTAATTCCCGCGATTGAATATTGATTGATGTCGTTAAGAGTTGTTCGGAACAATAATCAGAGTGACTCATTATAATACTACCTTAGAGAATTATATTTAAATCAAATTTAATAGTATTTTAACCACATATGATCGTAATCATAAAAGACCGATTCCGAACTTTGACGTAATAATAACTCAAAAGCAAAACAAAGATTCTTTTTGGTTTGAAGGAGTGGGTCTTGAAGTGTTTCTTTCATCAGTGGAAACGTGGTTTCAATGGCCTCTTGTATGCGTTCAATACGACTCGCTTGATTGTTTTCAATACACACATTCCCCGGACCCGGTGGATACGATCCTTTGCCTCCACGAAATACATATTTCAAAACACACTCTTTGACAACTCCCTTGGTTCTTTCCGTAGTGTAACCCCACGAAGCGCTGGATTTCACAAAGTTCTTATAATGAGGTGTTTTCTTATATCGTTTCAAGGATCGTTTCAAATCATTCAATTGCACTAAATTACAGGAAGTTAGCTTCCCTTGATTCCACTCAATAAATTGAGGTTTGTGATTGTAGGCTAAGCAAAATCCAAATAATTCTGTGGTTTCCGGACGAGGTTCTTCGTTAAAGTAATAGTTAGATTCTTCGGTTGATTTATAAATCAATACCGATTGAACCATACGATGAATGTATTTGACTGAATCACTCTGAAGTTTCAATGAGGTCAAATCCGCATATACCAAAGCACATTTTTGAGAGAATGATAACCTATCCCAAAAGTAGCTAGCTACGGTTGTGGTAACTACGGGATATACCTCACCCACAAGTTTGAGAATACTCAATGCATCGGGATACACCGTGGTAGTCTCATACAATTCCATAAATGAATCAATGGCAGAATACACATCCACTATAAATTCCTCTGAATAGGTTGGAGTGAAAGAACCTTGGGTTACCTTTTGATTCACGCGATTCAACGTAAGTGATCTTGCTTCCCGATGAAGTAAATTCATACGATAATACAAGGGCATACTAGGATCTTCATACAAAAAGGGTTGAAATACATAATAATTATACGCCTGAATCAAATACCCACTGTTGCCAAACTTATCGTATACAGTATACTTTTCCAATAACATTTGAGATAAGGCTTCATATACCATATCTTCATAATGAAACCCATATTCATGTAATAAACCTATCATGGAGGGTAAATCATATACAAATTGTTCTTTGTATAACAACGATATCTTTTGTTTAATGGATTGGATGTTGTTGATGGAATATTCATCTAAATAGGTATCGGCATTGAGTTGGTCTATGTCTAGTGAAGGAAGATCATGATTGTAATCGCAATAAGACGAGTAGGAACATACCTTAGAATATTTTTTGTCGCTGGGATCCACGGATAATTCGAGTGATTGATATACCGGAGGTCTAACCCGAATCTTACTGATAACACCTTTGCGAATCACATTCACATCGGGATAAAAGAAGCGATCAATGGCTCCGCGTTTTAACAGAGTTTCAACCGAACCAATTTGAATGGATTTCTTTTCCGCATACCGATAAATAGAGGTATCTATCGTTTCTCTGTCTGACTCAAGTGTTCCTACGTGAAGATAAATCATTACATTGCGTTGCTCTTCGGGTAAATCTGCATGAGAGCAAAACCGAATCCCACGACCCACGGTTTGTTCAATCCGGTTCAAGTGAACCCAGGGATCCATAATATGAATACTTCGGATTCGCTTGAAATCTAAACCTTCGCTAGCTACGACCGTTCCTAAGATAATCTTAATTTTCTGACCCTGTTGATTGTCTTTGGATGTGACCACCGCTAATTGTTCTTGTAGGGTATTCTTAGAGGTGGAACCATCAATCACCATAAATTTACCTTGTTGAAACGAACCCTCCACCTGAGATTTACGAAGCCCATCAAACGAGAGTGGTTCTCGCTTACATTCGGCCGGATCGGCGGACGCGCTAAAATTAGGGAAATTTAGATACGTTTCTCCACCATAGGCTTTGTATCCGTGGTGTTCTAAGGCCAATTTCAAAGGAACAATACCCGAATCAACAAAACTAGTATATACAAATACGATTCCCTCGGAATGTTCAATGCTATCTATAATTGACGCTATCTTAGCCGAATACTTCGGTAACTGGCGCATATCAAAGATAGGACCGTGCTTTTGTAGGGTATGTTTCTTATAGGAATATCGAGAACCTCTTCGGGTCATGGTATCTTTGAGGCCTTTAGCTCCATAAAAGCCTTCTAGGCTCACTTTAGGATCTGATTTAGAGGGATACACCATATTGGTAAGCTGTGTCAACAGTATATTATCCAAAATCGGATTCAATTCTCCTCTCACGTCTAAATCTAACTCAGGGGTATTGCGTATTAAATTCTCTATCGCTTGATTGTAAACTGTCTCTTGAAGACCTCGTAATTTAGACCCTAACATTTCTAAAAATTGAAATTTACCTTGAACCCGACCTCCCACTAAATTCAATCGGGGACAATGACGAGGTGTCACAATACTCAATGATTCTTGTTTCGTATAATCGGGTATGAGCCTCTGTTTATTTCTATCTTTCAAACGACTGGGATACAATCGTAAGGGAAAGGTAATTGGGTTTTCACCTCGCAAATACGAAACATATCCCTTACATTTGGTTTGAATCGTCTCTCGGCCTTCTTCCGTCAAAGAGCCTGTTTCATCAAATACATCTTGGGGTTGAATCAAGGTCCGTTTATCATTCAATAACATCATATTCAAAATCCAAATAATCTCAGAGGCTCTATTATACATAGGCGTAGCCGTTAGCAACACCAATCGTAAATTATCACTGTATCGTATAACCTTTTCAATGGTTTTGACAGTTTCTCGCATATCACCTCCTTGTTCGTCACGTATATTATGAACTTCATCAATAATCATCAAACGATCACTGAAATATTCTTGGATACATCGTATTTTACCGGCCTCTTTGTCTTCGGGAGGCAAAGGTAAGATGTATTGTTGAATCATTCGTTTCACAAAATTAGAAAAGGATTGATAGGCCATAATTTCATAATACTGACGAATCAATTGATTGACTTCGCGTGTTGTGGTTGCTTCGGAATTCACAAAGGCCGAACCGGTGCACTGGTTTTCATCTCGTGAGGGATTGTAAATGGTTTGTTTCCATCCAATCTGGATATTATTACTACACAATATCAAGATTCTTCGGTTCTTGCGAGCATAGATATCCCGAAAGTTTTCGGCGATAGTGAGTCCGGTGCATGTCTTACCAACACCCACACCATGATAAACCAATAAACTATGATAAGGAGATTCTTTAGTCATAAAATTTTTCAAGAAATTTTGATGAGCTTTTATTGAAAACCCCGCATTACACGGTTCTTCAATACCAGTCGTATCTAAAAATAATTGATTGGAATGAAACTCTTTTTTTTGAAACAAGATATCTTGAAATAAAGGGTCGGTGTGAGAGGGATAGGGTTGAAACTCTACGTCGGTGATGGAAGACCCTTCTTGGTTTGCTTTCAACTGAACGGCTTCACGAAGAGTCGCACGTTCCGTGTCGGATGTAGCTTTGTCATACAACGCATACAATTCATCATACTCTTTTTGAATCAACTCACGACTCATACACTATATATTAAACTAGAAAAGATAAATAAACGATTATTCTTTTAAAAAACAATCTTTAGACCATTGGTCTTTAAAGGCAGTTATTTTCCTAAGTATATCATATTTAGTGAGCTGTTCGGGACGAAGTTTCTCACGACATTCCTCTAACGAAAACCATCCTATATCACCTATTTCAGAATACTGTTCAAATTTATCTGTATTGATACTCAGATCTTTAGTTCCTTGGTAGAGAGCCACATAGTAAATGTGTTTGTAACGAACTCCATTGGAGCCAGTGTATTCTTCGGAAAACGGTTCCACATTGTCCAAGACAATATATTCATCCGAAGTTAAATCGGTTTCTTCTTCAAATTCTCGTATGGCGCACTTCAAGTTTGATTCACGATTGGATCTTCGTCCTTTGGGAAACTCCCATTCAGGTGTGCTATACGAGTGATTACAGTCTTTTATCAGAGTGGGTAATTCATTGGGTTGTAGCACTTCAAACTTGTGCTTACTCGTATGATATTCTTTAATCATTCGGTCGGTTTGCTTGGACGAGCCATTTGAAAACCAGAGTAGATGCCACAACCGATCAAAATCATAGGTGAGTAATCTCTGTTGTTCTTCAGAACTACACGATCTCAATAACGATTGAATATACTTACTATTTGAGATATCATATTTACCTCGTAAAAATTCTATGTATGAAAGAGAATCTTTTCTACGAATCATTAACAAGTGATTATCTGAGTTGAGTATCAAGATTCCATAACTTAAGACAGGCAAGCGACATTGACGATATAAATGACCTTCATTACCACAATTATTACAATATAAACTCATATTCCTTACTTATATAGACGAGATTATCTTTAAAATAAAAAATCTATCAGTGTAGTATATGAATCCTAAGTTTTGGGGACCGCATGGTTGGATCTTTTTACACTCGGTTACAATGAACTATCCCAAGAATCCTACGAATATAGACAAGCAAGTGTATGCTAATTTTTTTAAGAGTCTTCAAAAAGTTTTGCCTTGTGAAAAGTGTTGTGTTCATTACAGTCAAAATATCCAAGAATATCCCATTGAACCGGCCTTAGAATCCAGAGACAGCTTAGTTCGGTGGTTAATTAAAATTCACAATGAAGTCAATCAAGATTTAGGAAAACCGGTGTATACCTATGAACAAGTCATTGAAGAATACAAATACAAGATAATGAATCTAGATCGCGATGAAACAATTGTATACAAAGTAATTATTGGAGCTCTAGTGATAATGTTGGTGTGTATGTATCAATGTAAATAGGAATAAAAATATTATGAATAGTATAGATGAGATTGAATTTTATGTCAATGTTGATTGTGGGTTTGGTAATCCTATCAGTGGTAGTGGTTTCAGACAAACGAATGATGTCCTCTGTGACTAAAATGTCTAAGAAAGTCACGCTGGGTTCAAAGAAGATGAATCAAGTCGCTCTACTATTCTTGGGTTTCTTGTTGCTTCTGTGTATGATGAAGGGTAAGAGAACCGTGGAGGGATTGTGTGGTTGCCGAATCGGTCAAAATTTAGATGTTACAATCTCAGGTGGATCAGACTGGAATTGTCCTCACACAGGAACCGGTAATAGCGTTGTATTTAAAGATGAACCTGCTAGGGGAGCGTGTGATTGTAGTGAGGGTCAGTGTGAAGTAGGACACACCGCAGAGAGCTTACGTGATGAAATAACGGCCCAACCTCAAGCTGATCGTCGTGTATATGTAGAACTAAGCTCCAGTATGGGCGTAGAAGCTTATTTACGTGATGTAATCGGTTTGGCTGGATCAAGCCTTTCAGAAATGGTCACGATGATTGACGGACGTGGTGAAGTCAGTGAAACAGGGGAAGAACGACGTGAGGCGAATGATGCGATGAGAGCTCGTAATGAATCAATGACACAAGAAGAAGTTGAAGAAGCTCAACAAGAATTTGCTGATGCTTCAACCGACGAGCAGTGTGAGGGTGTCTGTTCTCAGTTACCGGTTGTTACTGAGGAGTCTGGGTGTTCTGATTTTATGATAAATGCTTACAGAATGGGTTGTCCTGATGTCCCTTGTAGTAGGATCGCACCTTGTTTATAAATCCCTCGTTTCAATATAGTTTTTTTTCTTATCTCTTGATATAACAAGAGATGCCCCGAATCAAAAAATTAGTTGTGTCTAAGATTCTGTCTGATGAAGAAATATCGTCTAGAGAAGGAACCTGGTTTTCGGAAGATGAATTAACTCATCCTATTATACGAAGTAATGTAGATGTGTATTATCTGAATGAACAAGGTCAGGAAGTGTTATTATTAAAGTATCGTAAAAACCAAATATCCGATGAATTGTGTGAATTAGGATGGAACTCCTATAAGGATCTAGCCAAACCCTCTCGAGGGAGGGGTGCGAGTGCAGGACCGATTGATAGTGAGGGTCAATATTTCAGTAAGCGTTCCCTAGTTCACACCAGCAAATGGTCCACAGGATATCTCAAGCCCCAAGGAAAATTGTTAAAAGAAGAATTAGATATCTTAGTCTTAGACGATATCAAACAACGAGCGCAAGAGTGCGATATATCCTACACCCAAGAAACCAAAGATGAATTGATCTACAAAATAATCAAACACAAAGGATTGGTGTCCAGTATGAAAATCAACAATCAAGTAGCGTCCAATCCCATTGGATTTTACGAAGAATCTAAGAATTTCGCGAAGCTACCTTGTCGCTTGACTCATTTTACGCGGGTCAATTACGATAAATATCAACAAGGCTTACCCTTTATTCAGAGAATTGATCACTGTTTCAAGAAATTGATCCCAGAGGCTCACACCAAACAATTATGTAAAGCCAATGAAAAGTCTCATTTGAAAATACCCAAGACGTGCTTTTCTACCATCACAATTAATCGTAACTTCCGAACGGCCCTTCATAGAGATGCAGGCGATTACAAAGAAGGATTTGGAAATTTAACGGTCATTGAACGAGGTAAATACCACGGAGGTTATACGTGTTTTCCTCAATTTGGAGTTGGAGTGGATGTGAGACGTGGAGATTTCTTGGCGATGGATGTTCATGAGTGGCATACCAACACACCTATCTACGAAACTGATGAAGACAAAGAATATAACGAAAGTTTAGACCCCGCTTTCAAAGATAATCCGGAAGTAGGAACCGTTGGTATTTACCAAAAATACACAAGACTCACCTTTGTATGTTATTTACGAGAAAAAATAACTCAATGTCCCGACCAGAAAGATTTAACTGAACACGATTTAGCTCATTTAACTAAATCAGGTCATTCAAAGATTAAAGCAGACTAAGTTTATTTAAAGACTTATCTTATCTTGATTACTACAAATGAGTGTAGATGAATATCCACCTGTATCTGTTATAACTCTTCTTCGGGGAGAACGAGAGTTTATTCCGTTGATTCAAGCCAATTTCCAAGAATTTGACTATCCCAAAGAGAAATTAGAATTGATTGTGGTAGATGATGGATCTGAATCTCTGATGAGTGAATTTTTAGACGACGAAAGATATCTTTATTTACACTTAAACACTACAGAAATACAAGAATTTATACAAAAGATCAAGTTTCCGAATGATACCGACGATATACTCAAAAATTACCAACTCAAGACAAAGAGTTTACCCCATGGTTTCAAGAGAGACTATGGAGTGGGTATGTCTAGTTACGAGTTTATGTTTCATATGGACTACGATACTTGTTATCACAAAAGCGCCATTACTCGTAAGCTAAGGTATTTGAGAGATAAACGAGTGGATTGTGTTTATAATTCAAGTGTATTGTGTCACGATTTACATTCAAAGGATTATACGAAACTCTACAAAAGTGATTCACCTTATCATATCTATGAAGCAACCCTATTTCATACTAAGTCGTATTGGTCTAATGGTGGATTCAAATGGTCTGACATATCGTGTGAAGGACGATTCTTTTCGGATAATCACGGCCAACAACGTAAGATGGATAATTACTATGATTCGGTAAAACTGTTGTCTATACGAAACGTTCAAAATTTCAAACCGATGGCTCTGGATCTCAAAAAGTCAGAATTCAAGTATGAATTAAAACGGGATATCCTAGATTCCATTATCATTCAATTGAATCCAATTAAAGATAAGATGGATGAATTATTTTCGGACAATGATACCATTCGAGTATTGGGAATTCAAAGTGAATTTATAGACTCGTTAGATGAAGATAAATACCAATGTGATAATATAGGAGATAAGTGGAAACAAACCAAGTTGGCGAAACAAATCCGTTCTATAGGAGATCATTTTCAAGTGTTGTTGTTTGGAGCCAAACAGCCGGCGTGGTCTTTATTTGAACAAATTGAATTTGATACGATTTTTATAGAAACTCACAAGAATATGGAACAAATGCACAGTATCATTCATCAATGCAAGAAATATAAGTATATTTATTTGAATGGGATGTATATTAATGAATCGTTGTTAAAGAACTCAGATGAAAATCCACAAGAAAATGAAGAATAATTTTTTTCTATGGTAGTGTATAAATGGATTTAGTTAGCTCAGCAATTGGTGGTGTTACAGGAACCGTGGGTAAAGTGGAACGATTTGTGGAAGCTCAGTGGACCCAGCGTCTGGTCCAGGTTTCGGTCTATGGTGGTCTGATGTTTTATCTGCTGTCTATGACTGACCTCATTAAGATGGTTGACAAGAACCTTTCAGCACTTCTCCGTATCAAGCTGGGAACTGAGGGAACTCGCGCCCTTCACGCCGTTGTTTTCGCGGTGTTCATGTATTACGGAACTCGCTTCATCTTTGACCCTCTCCTCAAGAGAATGGGTGGCGTTATGGAGGGCATGAAAAACAAACGCCCGGCCAAGCGCGCGGCGGCCAAGCGCCCAATGGCCAAGCGTCCGGTGGCTAAGCGTCAGCCCAAGCGCAAGTAAATGAATTTCTTTTGTAAGTATTTAAAAATTTATTATAATCAATAAATTATAATAATGGAAAACAAAGCACTCACCAATTTACTCTTTTTACAAAACAAGGATGACTTTCTATCCAACCGATACATAATTGTCAACAATGAATTTCAAAGTGTGGGTAAAACAGACAATCAATTTGAAAAAGTGTATTCTTTTTCCGAACTAGAATATCCTGTATATTTTACGTTTCACCAACTAATGAATCATGTTCATAATTCCTATGAGCCTACACTAAACGGTTACAATCGTTTAGAACTCATTAGAATGTTTGAACGAGCCATTGACAATTTAGTAGAGTATTACAGCAATGTAGATGAAGTGAATCCCTCCTTTCAAGAATTGTTGGAGGACCTAGATGAAAAGGTCTATTTTATTCATATATATTATCGGTATGGTTTGTGTTATTGGTTACCGACTGCGATCAAGAGTCAGCTGAATTCTCTGTGTAGGTGTTTGATCTCTACGAGTGAAGGTGTTCTTGACGCAGTGAACCAAGCCTCTAAGAAATACAATGTAGTTATGTATGGAACCTATTATTCTGATGATGAGTCAGAGGATGAGTCAGAGGAATCTGAAGAGGAATCTGAGGAGGAATCCGAAGAACAAAGCGATACAGACTCTAAGAAAGAAAATTAAACTACATAGGGATTGTAATAATACGGTTCTGGTTTATAGATCGTAGCTGTATGTTGTTTATTAAATAAGTTAATACTCTCTTGATTATTTAATTCAGTGCATCCGGTTTCATCGGTGCAATTTTTTCCATTCATCGTTACGGGTATAGGTATCTGATGATATTGGTCTGATTTGACAAAGTAATTCCAATTATTTGAATTGGGATAGGTAGGTCGTCCAAATAATTCTTGAAGTTTATTGGGATCATCGGGGTCTTGTAAGAATCCAACGCGATCATACTCACCGGGAGGCCCGCGAGTCGGATAATTGAACGGCGGACGACGCACAGGTCTTCGGTAAATGTCATCTCGATAAGGCTCATCTTCATCGTCCGATTCAATCTCCATTACAAAGACGGATGGTTGAATGATTTCATACAATGAGTCTTGTTGATTACTTTGTAAGTGTAGTTGATACACTAACCAAATAATAAGTAAACCTAAGATTACGGGAAGAGGGGAAATTTGAGACTTCTTCATATAGTGTATAGATAGAATTTATTTACGGGATCGTCTCTTAAAGGATCGTCTCTTACGAGATCGCTTCTTAAGGGATTGTCTCTTAAGGGATCGTCTCTTACGAGTTCGTTTAGTTTTACGAGACTTGGTAGGCTTCCTCCGACCACGCCTTCTCCGCTTCCCTCCACCTTCAAACATACTGTCTGCTTGTTTCTGTAATTGAGTTATCTTACTTTTTATAAGTCCGATTTCTAAATTTATACCATCTACACCTTCTCCCTCTCTTTCTAGATAGATTCTGGTAGCCTCCATATGCTTCAACATTTCTTGTAATTTTTGAATTTTAGAGGATAGTTTGGTAAGCTCGTCTTGAGTTGTAGGCACCGTTTCAGGTTCAGGTTCAGGTGGCCTTTCAGGCTCAGGCTCAGGCGCAGAAGCAGGAGCAGACTTCGTATCACCTACTACCACAAGGGGTTTATCTGGTTCGTTTAAAGTGGAGATATCTACCACATCCTGTAACACATTACCTGACGAAATGTTATCATCATAATATAACTCCATACCCGATTTATATCGCTCCAATGATTCTAGAATAGTTTTTAGTTGTTTAAGAGTATCACCTTCCTTATACTCTATACGAATTTTATCCCTAGTTTTCCTATCATGAGCCTAATTATTGGCATTGGTTATACTTTACCGTAGATTTTTTATACTTAAAATAATAAATATCCTAGACTCTATAAG